TGTATGATAATTTTGACAGAGTAGCAAGTGTAAACGCTCTTATGCGCGCCAATTTCGATTCACGAAAAGGTGTGAAATGGAAAGCGTCTGTAGCTCGATACGATTCTCACTACCTGAAAAATTCAGTGCTGATGTCAAATCATCTGTATAATGGCAGTTTCAAAAGTGAGGGTTTTTATTCCTTCAAAGTTATTGAACGTGGCAAACTACGTCCTATTCACAGTCTGCACTATTCTGAACGTGTGGTACGTAGATCAGCTTGTATTGAAGCAGTCGTTCCGATTCTTTCAAGCAATCTGATCTATGATAACGGTGCGAGTCTCAAAGGCAAAGGCATCGGATTCCATGCGGATCGGTGCGAAACGCACTTACACAGGTATTTCCGTGAATACGGCGACAATGAAGGCTATGTCTTGATTATCGACTTCAAGGGGTATTTCGACCACATCCTGCACAAACCTCTCTTTGAAATCCTGGACCGTTATATGAAAGACCCGCGCTTGAATGCACTCTGCCGTCTGTTTATCTCTGCTCCCGATGCAGACAAAGCGGAGTGCGACAAAGGTGTGGGTCTTTATATTGGCCCCGAGGACAGTCAAATCTACGCGGTAGCCTATCCGAACCGCATAGATCATCTTATCAAGGATCAACTGCGAATTAAAGCATACGCACGGTATATGGATGATTCTTACCTAATTTTCCGTAAGAAAGAAGATGCCCAAACCGTAAAAGACATTCTTTTTATGGAGTTCGATAAGGTAGGGATCGTACCAAATCTGAAGAAAACTCAGATCATAAAGCTCAGTCGGGGCTTTACATTTTTGAAAACCAGATATTATCTGCTGCCGAACGGTAAGGTGGTAAGAAAAGCAGTGCATGAAAGCGTTGTCCGAGAACGCCGTAAACTCAAAAAGCAAAAACGGCTTTGGGAAGAAGGGCTGATGACACTGGAACAGGTATGTCAATCGTATATGTCGTGGCGTGGGTTCATTCTGAAGAAGGACTCCTATCGCTCAGTACATAACATGGACATACTTTTCTTTTCGCTTTACGGTGTTCGTCCGTGGATGAAAAAGAAAAGGAGAATCCAATATGGAAGACAGAATCAATCAGATTCAGGCAGAAATCACCGCTCTCAAATCCCTTCTCCGGGATACGGATTACACGCTGTTCCGGCTTGTTGAGGACATGACAGACTGCACCACCATCATCCAGCTCATCACTACATTTTCCAACTTCCTGCACGAATACCGTGAGGTTGTTGTACGGCGTCGTGCATGGCGTAAGCGTATCAATGAGCTGGAAGACGAAGCCGCTGAAATCGAAGCATCTCTCGCCGAAAGCGAAATCCCCGATACCGAAACTGAGGTAGAAGGCGATGACACTGCCGGCACCGAAGGCGACACGGATGGCGATGCTACACAGCCGGAGGGCAGCGAACCTGAAACGCCGGTCGATGATCCCGAACCCGCAACAGACGGCGAATAATACGACACCCGGTAAAAACGGGATTGCGGTATGCGTCCCGTTTTTACTATTTCTTCAAAAGTGAGGTAAGGAATTTTGATACTTGAACAGATTTTGAGATGGGCTGTCCCGTTTCTCTGTGGCGGTTTGATGAGTGCCGCACTTGCGTATTTCACCTTCTTCAGGGTGATCCGTAACGGTGTACAGTGCCTTCTCCGTGCCGAAATCATTCGCTGCTATAAAGAGTATGAGGACAAGCATTACTGCCCCATCTACGCTCAGGAATCCCTTAAACGGATGTACAAGGCGTATCACGCATTAGGCGGTAATGACGTTGCCACAAACCTGTATGAGCGCGTTTTAGCACTTCCTACGGACCTGCCGAAGGAGGACAATCATGAGTAACAGCCCTTTGGTTGATTTCACATTGATCTCCCCTAACAGAAACAGTCCCCGAAACCACGTCATTGATACCGTCACGATCCATTGCGTGGTCGGACAGTGTACAGCAGAATCACTCGGCGCACTATTTTTTCAGCCCAGTAGGGGCGCATCGTCCAATTACGGAGTCGATAAGGACGGCAGAATCGGTATGTATGTTGAGGAAAAGGATCGTTCATGGTGTTCTGGCGGCTACGATGAAAACGGAATGCCTATCGAAGTCAATGGTATTTCCGGGTCTGAAAATGACCATCGTGCAATCACCATCGAAGTTGCAAGTGACACGCGGGACCCCTACACAGTGACCGATGCTGCGTATGAAGGTTTGATCCGTCTGCTTGTGGACATCTGCAAGCGTAACCCCGGCATTAAACGCCTGAGATGGCGGGGGGACAGGTCCCTTGTCGGTCAGGTGGAGAAGCAAAATATGACAGTCCATAGGTGGTTCGCTTACAAGGCTTGTCCCGGTGACTATCTGTACAACCGTCATGCCGCCATTGCCGCAGAGGTCAACAGACGGCTTGATGCAGAACAACTGGAAATGGAGGAAATGACCGTGGCTAAAGAATGGTGGGAAGAACCCCTCGCATGGGCGCAGGAAAACGAAATCATTTACGGCGATGAAAACGGTGATCTGAAGCTGGATGAACCGTGTACACGTCGTCAGATGCTTGCATTCCTGTATCGCCTTTTCAAGCTCATCATGAAGATGATCGGAGGTAAATAATGCAGAAATGCGTGAACCGTGATGTACCTGCTGACGGTAAGCACGGTGAAATCGCTGAGTCAGCGAAGGAAAGCAAGCGGCAGAAACGGTTTGTGCAGTTCTCAAAGATACTCACGGCGTTTGTCGCTATTACAATGCTCCCGGCATCCTATTACGTTATATACCGCTGTCTGGAACTCGCAGAGCTGGCAATCAGCGAAGGTTATATGGGTGCGCTCCCGTACCTGACCGCCGTTGTCGGCTTTGTCCAGGCGACCGTTGTACTGGTACTGGGATTCTATTACAACAACAGTAAAGCGGAAAAAGTCGCAAAAGCACAGTACGGAAATACTGCTGCCCCCTGCGGTGATCCGCTGAAAAGAGATTATTGAGGAGGTTCAGAATCTATGAATAATATCGTTATTGATGGCGTTGCGCTCACAAGTATTGTCGGCGTAATCGCATTTGTCGTTTCCGCAATCGTTGAGGTTACGAAAGAGGTCAAGCCTTTTTCTCTTATGCCCACACAGCTTTGGTGCATGATCGTTTCTGTCATCACGTGTGTTGCCGGGTACTTCGGTTACTGTGCATACGCAGGTATTGCCGCCGAATGGTACCTTGCGGGCGCATCGGTGATCGTCGCATTCATCGTATCATATATCGCTATGTACGGTTGGGACACTGTAAAAACCCTGTATGATCGTTTTACAATAGGTAAAAAGAAGGAGGACTAAGTAAATGAAAACCTTGAATGAAACCGTTGAGCTGATGAACAGTGAGGACTACAAGGAGAGATTTCGTGCCGAATACTGGCAGCTCAAAATCAGGTATGAAAAACTGCGTTCTACGCTGATTAAGAAAGAAGCCGGAACACTCGGCTTTGAGCTGACCACCCCTGTCTACCGTCTGGAAGAACAGCAGCGGCACATGGCTGAATACCTCCACGATCTTGAAGTTCGTGCTGAAATCGAGGGTATCAGTCTGGAGGAATGAGCTGTAACAAACCGTGTAACAATCCTGTAACAGTTTCTGAAAATGTTACAAGCCGTTTGTAACACGTTACAGGACTGTTACAAAAAATGTTACAACGATTATCTTCGTTTTTCTCTCGTTTTCTTTGATTTTCACCCGTTTTCCTCTATCATGTAACATTGTAACATTTTTTCTATATAAATATATAAAATAAAGGATTTATAGGCGCGCATATACGCATATACGCCTATAACGCCTTTATATACGCATAATGTATAGGAAATTTTGATTTTGTTACAACAGTGCGACCAAAAAAGCCCGCAGACACGTTTCAGTGTACTACGGGCTTTTTGTGTAGCTGTTTTTGCATCAGACACTATTTCGTGTACTGTGTCAAACTTCCTCGCCGGTATCTTTCATGATGAGCTTTGCTTCATAAGTACACCCCAGGGCTTCGGCGATGGCAAGCAATTCCTTTTCGGAAAAGTTGTCACGTGACAGCTTATTGGAGAGGTTCTGTCGGGTTGTCCCCAGTGTTTCTGCAAGCTGAGTAAGTGTGATGTCACGACGACCCATCATGATTTTTATTTTTTCTCCCATTGATAAACCCACATTATCACATCCTTTCTGCAATGATTATACACTAAAAAATGTCGGTTGTCAATAAAAGATAAAAAAATATATTAAAAAGTTTCCCAGAACCTATTGACAAAGGACACTATTTAGTGTATAATGTTACTGTCGAAAGACAAGAGACACTAAAACATAAATCAAAGGAGAAAACACCATGAAGATCATCATTTCCACCAGCGTTGAATTTATTACCCCTGAAGACGTTCTCGACTATGAAGCTCTCGACACCACTGAAATCCCCGAAGATGATGTGGCCCCGATCCTGAATGCGGTAAACTACAAGGTCGGTTACAAGCACATCGTCATCGAAACAGACACCGGCAACGTCGTTTATCTCCGTAAGAATGTAATGGGTATGGCGGTTGACGGTCAGCCCATCATCCTTCGCGGTGATGGCTTCCAGCGTATCAACTGCGACTGACGCAGAGTGGCGGGGCTTCGGTCCCGTTAATGCGGCGGCACGGTCACAAGCCCGTGCAGAAAGGAAAAGATCATGAAAAAATATCTTGTGAAAATTTCTATCCCATCTCGAAAAAACCGTTGGGAAGCAAGCGTAGAAGAAAGAACCATTAAAGCGGAAAACTTTAATGGTATGTTGATGAAAGCGATAACTCCGGATGAACTTCAGGCAGGGGCGCGAATATTTGAAATCGAAGAACTCCCTGTAATGGTGAAATCGTTTTATTTTCCTCTCATAGTTTATTGTTACAATTCCGGGCGTTATGAAGGTGATGAGTGTGATGGTGAAACAGTGTTGATGTACCGTTCTTACATCGAAAACGCTCTTTCGGAGTATCAAGGCGATGATGCTGACATGGCTAAGTATTTCAGTGTAAACCGAAGCAAAACCGTAGTAAAGAAAATCAAGCACGTAAAATGGGGTTTTGAGAGTGCAGCTAATCGCCTGTATGGAAAAGTTGATGTTTCCCTTACAGAAGAACTTACCGCAGAGGAAACAGAAGTTTTGAAGGGCTGGATTTGTGGACAGAATTCGGACGGTCTGGGCGAAGGTTTTGAGCAAAGAGAGTTTCGGGCAGGTGATAGGATACTCTCTGTGTGCTTTTGGAACCCGAGCGATGACTACCGCATTTATGATGAGATCGAATTTGGAAACCTTAGATAT